CTAATGCTGCTAATGCTGCTGCTAATGCTGCTGTGGATATGAAAATTAAAATAATCGAATACGGAGTTAAAATTTTAAACTAAATGGGAGTAAGAAGAAATTTAAAATAAATAAATGATTGATTGATTTTCTTTAACCTGGAGATTGATAAAATGGAAATAAGTGAATATTTTAAAAAGCTTGACGAAAACAACAAAAGAATGAGACAACTGCTTGAGGATTCTCGAAAAGCTATAGAAAAAACAAAAAAATTAATAGAAGAAAATCAACTCAAAACAAAGGAGTAATTCATGCAGGAAACTACACTATTCAAAAAAGTAGAATGTTATGAAGATTCAAATGGTAATCTTCATAAAGTTGAAAATAAAAATGAATATATAAAAGCTGAAATAGTTAATGCTATTGCTGATAGTTATGCAGATGATCATTCTATTGAAGTTGACTTTGAATCTTGTGAAATTGTAGCTGAATCTATAATGAAAAATAAGACAAAAATAATACAACTTCTTCAGAATCAGAATTCAGAGAAAAATAATAGTTGACTTTTATCATTTTTTAGATTAAAATATATAGTAGACGTTTAATTAATTTCCGGTATTATTCCGGTATGAGAAAGAGTAGGAGGAGTGTATTAGCATTGCTTCAGATTGCACAGCTATAAACTAAGAATACGGTATTTTAATGCTCCTCCTACTTACTTCATAAGGGTGAATATTATGAAAACAAAGCTTATTTATTTATTAATATTTATTATTAATGTATTTAAGCTTTACAGGATAAGATCTATAAGATATCTTATATATTATTTAAATCATTATATGATCGGTAAGAAAGGTAAATATAAGAATGAAAAAAGACTATAATAAACTTTTAAATACATATGAATATGAAAATACTAACCCAGAATTGACAATGAGAATAGTATTTACTATTTTAATTTATGTTCGTATCTGGTTTTTATTAGGAGGTAATTAGTAAATGGATAAACAAAGGATTTTAGAAGCTTCTACATATCAAAGTTATGTAAATGATGAATTGAATATAGGTTTTATAATAAGAACCAAAGATGATTATTGTATGTGTTTTTATAATAAATTGTGCTCAAGTATTACTATTGTTATTAAAGGATCTGATTCACCTAAAGATTTTTTTGGTAAAAGAGGAAACCTTCATTATTTTGATTATAATGATGATGGTGTTCATGATGGTTTTCAGAATAGTTGTGATAGATTAGAGGGAAAAATATTCGAATATATTAGTATGGTTTTTCACAAAACACGTGATAAAATCTATGGTATTAAATCGTTCAATGTAATTGGATATTCAAGAGGAGCAGCAATAGGAATAATTTTATTAAAGTCTCTTGCAAAATGTTTATGGAAAAGTCTCACATATAACGGTATTCTATTCGGTTCTCCTCCAGTAGGAGATGCTGAATTTAAATATAATTATCATAAATACGGTAATATTAACCTCCTAAGAATAGTAAATGGTTATGACCTTGTAGCTACTTCCAGATTATATAAGATGGCAGGTCTCGTACATGTTGGAAAAGAATTAGTATTACCAAAAAAGTTTTGGCATAGATTACCACATTTAAGAATTAAAGATCATATGTTTGATCAATATATAAAATCAATTCACAAACTTTAAATTTTTATGTTGACAATTAGGTAAAAATTTTATAAAATAATATGAAATGGGATTATTAATGAATGACGTTATTTTAAAACAAAAAATGGTTATAGTTGCAGAAATATATATACAAAAACCCAATGATCCTTTTTTTAAAAGATTCTCTCCTGAAGCTCTGTGGGGAGTCAAAAGACTCGCTAAATCATTAAAGAAAGTAAGAGAAGAGGGTAAAATAAACTGAAAAGAGGTTATTATGATTATAGACTTATTAAGATATAAAAATCGAATGAATGGTACCTTAGGGATGCTTATGATAAATGGTCAATTTTCTGTTTATAGTTTAGAAAACGGTATTTATCAAAGAAGAATTCCTACAGGAATATATCAAATTACTCTTAGAACATGGGGAGGATTCCATAATAGATATAAGAAAAAATTTGATTTTCATAAAGGTATGCTTTGGATTCGAAATATACCTAATTTTAAATATATACTAATTCACATAGGTAATACTATTACTGATACAGAAGGTTGTGTATTAACAGGCATAATATCAAATTCTAACGGATATTCTATAAATGATAGTGCAGTAGCATATGAAAAGTTTTATAAAACAGTAATTCAGTCGTTTGATAAGAAAGAGTTAGTTTATATTAACGTTCAAAATATAGAAAGGTAGGAGTAAAATGAAAGAAAATATAAGAACAAGATTGTTAGTTATCATAATTACTGCTTTATTTGTATTATTATTAACTGAGATGTTAAGAGCTGAAACTATAATTTCAGCAGATGATTATAAGAAAGATTATAGTAGCGATTACTCATATTCTACAGATTCTACTATTTTACATGTAATGAAATCAGATATGACAAGATCAGAGAAAGCAAATTTATAGAAAAAATTAAACAAAAATAGTCTCTTAGATCTTCTTATGTGTGGTAGCTCCTTAAGGTTTATATAACTTAAGGAGCTTTTTTATATTATATTATATTATATGAGATTATCTAATAAACAAATATGGTCAATACTTCGTTCAACTGCAAGAATAAATATTTGGCATGGTTCTGTAAGAGCTTCTAAAACATATGCTACCCTCATAAAATTCATTAAATTAGCACCATTAGCGAGTAAAGATGGTGAGATATTTTTGATCGGTAAAACTCTTGATGCACTCAAGAGAAATATAATTACCCCATTAGAATCAATGTTAGGATCTGATTTTGTTCATAAATCCGGGAAACGTGAATGTCATATATGGGGTAGGACAATTCATACTATAGGTGCTAATGATGAACGATCAGAAGGGAAAATAAGAGGAGCTACTGTATCACTCGCTTATGGTGATGAAATTACTTTATGGCCGGAAAATTTTTTTAAAATGTTGGATACCCGTCTTTCCTTAATAGATTCTATTTTTATAGGTAGCACTAACCCAGATAATCCGAATCATTATCTTAAAAGAGATTATTTAGATAGAAAAGGTGAAATTGATCTTATTGATTTTCATTTTGTTTTAGATGATAATATTTTTATCCCTGAATCAGTTAGAGAAAATCTAAAAAAGAATTTTACTGGATTATGGTATAAAAGATTTATTCTTGGTATGTGGTGTGTTGCTGAGGGAGCTATATATGATTTCTTTACTGAAGAGGAATGTACACTTATAAGACCACCTAAAGCCGATTATTATGATATTGGTATAGATTATGGAACAGGTAATCCAACAGCTTTTATATTGACAGGTAATAGTTTTAAACGAATAAAACCTTTTATTTGGGCGGAAAAAGAATACTATTATGATTCTAAAAAACAACAAAGACAAAAAACTGATTCCGAGTACTCAAGAGATTTAATTAATTTTGTCTCCAGTGTAAGCAGTACATTTGATTCAATCATAGAATCAAAATATGGTATGAATAAGTTACTTACTATAAGAAGTAACCGTAAAAAAGATGTTCCACTACATGATATTTTTATAGATCCAAGCGCAGCGAGCTTCAAAATACAATTGAAACGTGATGGTATATCTAATATAAAGGATGCTGATAATTCAGTAATAGACGGAATAAGAACTAAATCAACAATGCTTAAAAATGGTGATTATGCTATTTGTAAATGTTGTAAAAATTATATTAATGAAATGTATGGTTATACTTGGGATAGTAAAGCACAAGATAGAGGAGAAGATAAACCTAAAAAAGAAAATGATCATTGTCAAGATGGTGGGAGGTATATAATACAGACTAAATTTGGTAAAAATCAAATTAATTATAAAAACTTTTCAAAATGGTAGGATAAAATGAATAAAAACTTAAACAAATTATCAAAACCTGAATTATTGAAAGAACTAAGTAAAGTAATGAGTAAAGTGGATGGGTGGTCAAATCTATTCACAGGTTTAAACAAGCAAAACTCCGATAAAAGAACTGGAGGTTTATTTGTAAAAGATATACGTTTACAGAGGGAAGAATTAACAAATTTATATGTATATGATGGTATTAGTAAAAGAGTTATTGATATTAAAATAGAAGATATGTTAAGGAATAAATATATAGTTACTAATGATACAGATGATTTATTAATTAAAGCAGCAAAAGACTTAAAATTCATTAAACAATTAAAGGAGGCTATAACTTGGCAGGATGTTTACGGTGGATCATTAATAATTATGGGTATTAATGATGGTCAAGAATTTGAAGATCCCCTTAATGAGAATAATATAAAAAGTATAGATTTTCTAAAGGTGTATGATAGACATCAAATAAGTATAGATTCGAGTAGATTATACGAAGATCCAAAAGAAAAAAAATATGGTGAACCAGAAATATATAATATAAGTCCTGATGGTGGAGGAATGCCTTTTGATGTACATGAAACAAGAGTATTAAGATTTGATGGTGCTATATTACCCGATTGTCAAAGAATAGAAAACGAATACTGGGGAGATTCAGTATATCAATCTTATTATCAAAGATTGAAAGGTATAGGAAATACCTATATCAATATTGAAACAATTATAGAAGAATTTATAATAGGAGTTTTACATATAGAGAATTTACCAAATTTACTACAATCTGGACAAGGTAGTGATGTTTTAAATCGTTTAAATTATATAGATATGTCTAAACATATTATAAATTCTATATTACTTGATAAAGAGGAAATATTTGAAAGGATATCGGCTACGGTATCAGGTATTGATGAATTAATAACAAAATTAGAGAGTAGTCTATCTGCTGTTACTGGTATACCAGTAACAAGATTGTACGGTCAATCCCCTAAAGGCCTTAACGCTTCAGGTCAAGAAAATGCACAAATAAAACAATACTATGATATGATTGAAGCAAAGAATGAGGATGATATATTGGATCAAATAGAAAGATTTAATTATCTACTCATGTTGTCGAAAAATGGCCCAACAAAAGGTGTATATTATGATGATTGGAAAGTAGAATTTCCTCCTCTATATACTCCTACCGAAAAAGAAACAGCAGAAATTAAAAAACTTAATGCAGAAACTTCTAAAATTGAAATTGAATCAGGTATTTTATTTCCAGGAGAAGTAGCTAATTGTCGTTATGCTGGGATTGAATATAATAATGATATAAAAATATCAGATTCTCATATTAAAATGATTGAATCAGAAGAGAAAGTAATAACTGAAGCCGCTAAAAATGGAGTATTCTCTATCCAGAGTGAAGAAGATAGAAACAAAAAAAAAGAAGAGGATATAAATAATAAAGAAAAGGGTGAATAATGAAAAGGTTTACAATTGGTACATCTATTTTAAATTCTCATCAAATAAAGAAAAAGATATCTAATAAAAAAGTTCCTATATGGAGATATCCTAATCAGATAGAACG